TATGCTGAAATTAGAAGAATATCGGACATGATTGTAATGGAAAAAGCTGAGAGAATAAAAAGACGAAAGAGGTTTAATAAATTAAAGAGAGAATTATACAAGAGTAAACCGATTAATTATCCGTTTACCGATTTAGATAAAATGTTATAATACTAGGAAGGAGTATACAATGATATCTAAAGAAATATGCTCACATTGTAATGGTGAGTGTTACATTGATGATGAGCCATGTGTTGAGTGTGAGGCAGGATTTGTAGAAGAGATAGGTCCTGAAGATTACGCAACATATTATGAAGACGCATTTACTAAGTTATATCATTCAATAAATGAAAGGAGCAATGATGATAAGTAAAGCAATGGGTGTACTGGGTAAAGCCAGTAGAACTGTGTTCACAGCAAAGACTGTGGCATATGTAGGTAATCGTTTCAACTGGTATTACAAACTACTACTTGACTACGATTTTTCTAAGACAATGTTGAAGATGCATGATGTCAACCGAATGGAACGACAGATGAATGATGGTCAACGCAATTACAATTATACTAGCAAGAAAGTATTTCATGTGACACCTGAGGGTTACATCTATGACATACATACTGGTGCAGTATTCGGTAATGTTGATGATCCTAAGTTCAACAAGTACAATCAAGAAGATGAAGTACATGAACCAACAGTCAATGAAGGGAAGATAGCATGATAAACAAAATGGACAAAGAACAACAGAAGTTGTTTATGAAATGGTCTACTGCTATTGCAGAATCAATACAAGACTTGCATAAAGGTATTCAAGAGTTGTCTGACATAGTGTTTAGACAAGCCAAGAGAAATCAAGATATGCATGGTCAGATGATTGACATTCTAATTCGAATGAGTGATGAAACTGGTTTGTTGAGTAAGACTGAACTTCAAACCTTAGAGGACATGAAGAGAGAGAAGGAGTCAAAAAAAAATGGCAAAGATGGCAATGGCATTTCAAGACAGTCTTGAAGAAATGCAAGAGAAGTATGATTACCTCACTAGTGTTAACAGACTATATACTAGAGTAATCGAAGAAGGTTTGCGACCACTACTAAAGTTACTTGAGAAAGACAAGACCATGATGCTTGAGGCATACAAGGTTGATAGTATGATTAAGAAACTTCGTAGTGATTGGGAAACCAATGAGCAATCAAGGGATATAATTCATTCTGAGATTGATAAGATGCAAGGGGTAGATGAGCCTACCCCCTGAACCGAAGGGTACAATGATAAGGAGTACGATATGAATATACCGAATCAAAGTCAACTAGAAATTTCTGCACAATGTGATGTGCAACCAGCTATGATGACTTTACACTACTTTGACGAAGGCAACACATTATGCACAGTTCCTGACAAAACTGCCATACTTGATGCCGAAAGCAGAGAATATATATCTACAATGTCTAATGTTTCGGCTAATAATTTACGAACTTACAGACAATTTGTTGATATGTTGAATGAAGGTCTTAGATCTACTGACAAGTTGGATCTAGACAATATTGAAGTGAATGATGTATTGACTGATAATGGTGGTAAGTTTCACAGAATGGTTACATTCAACAATGAAACTATCAAGTTCAACCAAGATACAATCAAACTAAGATTATGGTGTTGGACTGCTTACAATCTAAGATGGTCAGAGCAGTTTATATTTGCACCAATTATATCTTATTGCTTGAATGGTTGTTTTTCTGCCGCTTGGTTTATCAGATCTATGTCAAAGAAAAACTGGCAGAACAAGGCACATTTACAGGCTAAAGATATAACCTCTGCATTATCTACATTTCAAGCCTATCCAGATTGGTTTGAAACTATGGCTAAGAAACAAGTCAAACAAGAAGATGTTGGTTTGTTGTTTGAACAAACACTAGCCAAAGTAGATAGAGATCTTGTCAAGACTATATCTGATTATACATTGAAAGAACTAGATAAGCATTGGGGATCATACAAACGAAGATATGGCAGTAATATGTATGCTGTTTACCAGACTGCTACTCATTGGGCAACACACCCTGAAGGCAGAGGTAATCCACACAACAAGTTGCGTACAAGATCAATGAAAGTAACAGATATGCTTGGTTCTCAAGAATGGCATACTTTACTTGCCGCTTAAATTTTGTATTAATATAATATGGAATTTGCATTGGGTAAGGACTTTCAAGATAAAGTTATATCCCAGTTTGTAATCAAAAGAGAACAGCTGGGATTAACACAATCTAATCTTGATGACATACTAGGAGTAGCAAAAGGACTAGTATCTAAATGGGAAGTAGGTATACGAAAGCCATCAGGATATTTGTTCTGTTGCTGGGCAGATGCATTGAACTGTGATATAAAACTTATACCGAAGGAGTAATTATGACCGAATATACAGATACAAATGATATTGATCCATTGTACTATGCAGATGGCATAGGTACAACCGACTATATATTATCTAAGAAATTAGGTTGGTTAGAGGGTAATATTATAAAATATATTACTAGACATAAACATAAGCATGGCATTGTAGATTTAGAAAAAGCACAATGGTATCTTAATAAATTAATGGAGCAATATGAAAAGCCTAAAAAATATACTTATGAAGGCATCAAAACAGATTCCACAATATCAGGAATCTACAAACCCAAGTGACATTGTAAGTAACAGAAAACAATTTGTTATCAAACTAGCAAAGAAGTATTTGACATATGAAGATGCTACTGCATTTGAAAAATTATTTATGAGCAAATATGTAAACGATAACAAGAGAGTATATCATGTTAGAGATATGTTATTAAATAAATACAGACAGGAGCAAAGCGAATGGCAAAAAAGAAACTCAGAGCTACGGAAGTCAAGATCGAAAAACAAGTACTAGATTCTTGGACTATTGGTGGTACTGATGCTAACAAATTAGTTGAAGGTGAATGGCGTAAACTGTATGAGATCAAAAAAGGTATTATCAAACCTGATGATTTGAGTGAAGTATTCCCTGTGCAACTAGGTATTTATACCGAAAAATTCAATAGAGAATGGTTTGAGAAACAAACAGGATTGACTGTAAAAGAGATGCCTACAATGATGAGTAAAGATGTACCTTTTGCTAGAGCAAATCTAGATGGTATTACATCTGATGATGCAGTATTTGAGGCTAAGCACGTCAGTCCGTTTACAATCAAAGATGTAACAAACAAGTATTATCCTCAAGTACAACATTACATGATGGTTACTGGTTTGGCTTCTGCTTATCTTTGTTGCATAGTAGGTAATTCTATGCAGAAGATATTTCAGATAGAAAGAGATGATGACTTCATATCGAAGTTATTATACGCAGAGACATATTTTGTAAGTATGTTGAAAGCTGATATTACACCACCTGACTATATTGATTTTGATTCAATAGATACTAATACTAAAATAGAAGGTGATGTAGAATTACCAACGATTGAGTGGTTTCCACCAACTCAACATTAGAAGGAGTAAACAATGACAAACAAAAATAAACAATATTGGGATCAACTAAAAGTTACTGATCCTAAGTTTACTAAGAAAGTAAACAAAGGTTTTGGTGACATTACAACTATTGATCCAATGTATCAGATTGGAAAGATGACTGAAGTATTCGGTCCAGTAGGTGATGGTTGGGGTTATGATGTAAATTACATTCATACAGACCAACTAATCTTTGCTGAAGTAACTGTCTGGACAGGGTGCAAAGCAAACAACTATGGTCCAGTATGTTCTGTGCAAAAGCTTTTTCGTAAGACTGGTGCGCTAGATGACGAAGCACCAAAGAAAGCTATGACTGATGCATTGACAAAAGCAATGTCACATCTTGGCGTTTCAGCTGATGTATTCTTGGGTATGCATGACAACAGTAAATACATTGAGAAAGTAACCAATGAGATTGCTGTTGCGAACAAAGCAAAGATACAAGAGTTGAAAACTAATGCTAAGTAATTGGGTTGCTGAAACAATCTGGAATCATACTGTCGAACATTATGGTGGTGAAGATCATTATGAATGTTGTTATATAATATATACTAGTATTCCAAGATGGAAACGAGTTGTATTTAGATTGGTATATGGACCAAGAGAGATTGATGACATGATTGATGAAGCAGTAAGAGAACGAAGAAATAATTTTTAGGAGTACAATAATGCCATATAGAAAAGTAAATAGAGGACACTATACAGCTACTGTTCCAAGAACATTTAGTGATGATATAGTAATTCATCTAGTTAAGAACAAGAGATCCACCAGTTATACTGGTGGTGAATCTTGGCAGATACTAGCAGACGATAGCTACATTGATAGAAACAAGAAAGTTATTGGTGTTGCTAGTTCGTATAAATTAGCTAAAGCGAAAGCAAAGTCTTATGTCGAGCAGAGATTGTTAGATCATATAGACAAGCAATTAGCTTTTGTTGAGTAAGGAGTAATATGATAAATAAAGTAATATTGATTGGTAATATTGGTTCTCAACCTGAGATAAAAATCAGTAGTAAGAATACTAAGTTTGCCAAGATAGCATTAGCGACACATCAGAAGTATACCAGTAAAGATGGTACTACATCTGAAAAAACACAATGGCATAATGTTGTTGTATTCGATCCTATACTTGCAGATAGGGTAGAAAAGTATTATACAAAAGGTAAGATGGCATACATTGAAGGACAATTAGAAACTAGAAAGTATGAACATCAAGGAGTAACAAAGTATATAACTGAAGTTATAGTTCCGAAGTTTAATGGTAACATAATGTTATTATCATCTAAAGATGCTAAGCCTGATACAACAGAACCAGCACCAGTTGATGATGATGAACCAATACCATTTTAAAAGTTTCGTGATACTGAGTAGCTCTCGGTATCGGCTGACTGAACAACTCTTTAACAGAGGGGTAAAGTACACTTGAGATGAAGTATGGGCAAATGCCTGAGGTAATCAAGGGTGGTTGTGAGTAGACATGGAGAAACCGTTCATCTGTAGTCGAAAGCTTGTGGGTGAGAAACTAATCCCACGCCTTTAGCGAAGTAAGTTTACTTGTGGACCTTGTGGTCCTAGCAAGTAAAGGCAAGGTTGTACCCTATAATAGAGATATCACCCTTGTCTATGTACAACAACAGGACATTCTAGACCTCCGCAGAATGTGTTGTACAACTTGAAGATAGATGCGCAAGTGGTGCAAGATTATTCTTGTAGTAATGGTCGCTATCTTCATTCTTGGGGTAGCTAGACCTTTCCAGTTACCCCATTACAAAGGAGTAGTCATGGCTAAGCAAGTGTATGTACCCAAGCATATGTTACAAAAAGAAAAATGTTTGGAGTGTGGTAAGTTGTGGACTAAGGCTATGTTAGTAGACTATAGATATTATTCCTGTATTCGTTGCTACAATAAGAGAAAAAATAAAACGATAGATCATACACCGAAGTAGCTAGATACCCCCTCTATGGTCAAAAAAAGGGGGTTTTTTTACTGTGATTTCCAGTTAGTAGCTATCTTTTCACCAGATCTACCAACTATATATCCACCAACACCGATTGTCAGAAGATTCCACATTGGATCAGGGATAGACAACTCAACCGAACTACCAAATATTAGATTTGCAAATGGCATTATAATATAATTATTGAATATTACTAAAATGCAAATCCACATCAAGGCTGGTCGCCAAGTTGCAGTAAGCCAGTGAACACTAGATGCTTCTGCTTGAATAATTGAAGCAGCACTTTGTAGTTCTTTACTGTTGTTGTCTAGTAACTGACTAGTTAGTTCTGATTTAAGTTTATCTTTTAAATCTTTATCAGCTACCGACTTATCAACAACGCCTAGAGCCATTTTAACTAATGGACCTACAGCAGTAATTAAATTTAACGCCATACTAACATCAGAAAGATTATTATACCGAAGCCTATCCAGATCTTATGTGATCTCTTAAGCATCTTCATCTTCGATATCAATGTAGTCATCAATATCTTCATCTTCGTAATCATCTCCATAATCTGTCTCCTTTTGATTTAAGTGTTCTTCTATTTCGTCTAATCTTTGTTCAATACCATCTAGTTTATCACCTATATCCTCTAAAGTATCTTCACAATTACACACACATTCACGCTTCGCCATTCTCTTTCTCCCTATATATATATGTTTTTATCCCATGAACCACTACTTGTTAGTATCATAGGCGTAATGGAAGGTATACCATCAGTAATTAAACCACAAGATAAAATAGGCTTACTGATATTCACTTTCATGTATGCCATAGCCAGTGATTTCTTATCTATCATACAACCTACTGACATTCCCCAGTTTAAATGGAAGTCATTTCCTACATATTTGATCTCCGAAACCGTATGAAAATGTCCTTGCACACAGCTTTGTGATGTTTCTCTGACAGCTTTAGCTATATCTTTACAAAATTGATGGGCAAAACAAATTCTACCTTTCTTTGTTTCTATTATATGTTTTTCTTTCCACTCCCAATCACTACCAACTTGTAGAATTTCATTATAATCTTTTATAAACCATTTACTCATACCCTTAGCCATTGCTCTACGCAGTATCATAGAACCATGATTGCTTTCTAATAATGTTAATTTAGGAAATATCTTTTCTAATTGTTGACATAATGATCGACCAATCTCTAGTTCATCTGCTGGACTGGGTAAGTCAGGATTAATAACATGGCTTACATTTATACTATGCCAATCCATTTCATCACCTATATGGATTACTGTGTCAGGCTTATATAACTTTTTTAGCTTGAGTAAAAAGGGAAATGTATCTGAATGATGATATGGAAAATGTGTATCACCAATTACAAGGATTCTATCATACTGGCTCATATTGTTTTGTTGTACAAAATCCTGTTATATGAACATCAGGAACCGAAGTCATCTTAGCACCTAATGCATCTAAGTTTCTAAGACAAGATTGAACATTAGTAAATTCTTGTAATAGAACATCTTGAACGCAAGTTTCATCTAAAGGTGAAGTTAGACTTTGTACACATACCCATAATATTAAATATACTTTCATTTAAACATATAGGTAACAAAAGCTACTAGGTTTGTAAAGAGTAGGAATCCTGTTGACCAGACAACTCTTTTTATCATAGAGATATCTTTTTGAATATGGAATAGATGATTGTTCTTAATTACATCTATGTCTTTTTTAATGACAGTTATTTCTTTATCAAGCTTGTGATATTCCTGATCCATTTAATTTAACCTCAGACTGTTTCTCTAACTGTTCAGTTAAAGTTTGTTCTGTCTTTGTAGCGTGTTGTTCTTTCCTCATTGCAAGTACTTCATCTACTGTTATGGTTCTAATCTTATATCTAAGATCACTGTTTTTATCTACAAACTGCTCTACTCTATCAACTAGAAAAGTATTCATGTTTTTCAGTTCTTTAATCTGTGCATCTTTTTCTTTGTTGCTTTTTCTAGCAGTTCTTAAATTATCTTTACACTTGGATAATTGTTCTTGTACTTCTTTTAATGTTGACATTATTTTACTTTACTCATTGATCTGATAAATTCAACACCTTCTATAGTTTCTATTTGTGCTTCTACTCGTACACATTCTATTCTTGCTGTATCAGATTGCATATTGCGTGTCATAATTCTCTTCTTTTCAAGACAATCTTTTACACCTTCAGTAACAGTATGTTCAATCATAGTGCCACCAGAGAATAGTAATAACGCTATAATTACTTTAGTTACCATTGTTTCTCACTTTATCTTTCAATGCTTCTATATCTTTTAATGCTTTTTCCATGTCAGTTTGTAATCTCGTTATGTTAACTTTGTTGTGGCTCATATCTTCTAAGTCATCAGATATATCTTCTACTTGTTCTGATACAAATTCTAATAACATATACTGTTCCTGATCTACAGGAGTTTGGTCAGCAGCTTTTACTAGATCGGCTTCAAATAATGTTTGCCTAGTTTCTATTGTATTCAGTCTTTCCAATATACCGAAATATGCCCATACAGCAGTTGCTACTGCGCCTAATAAACCTAAAAGATTTTTTATAGGTAAACCTATTTCTG